TTTATGCTTGCGTAGAACACTTTTGCACCTTCTTTCTTGCCATAAGTCTTAGCCATGGCCTTTTTTATCTTTTTACCCTTCTTGTTTAGGGGCATTTGCTCTTTCTCTTGCTACATTTGCACGTAAATTAGCTAAATCATAGTCTTTTTTTAGCTTTTGTGTGTCAAAAACTTGTTTATATTCAAATTGATTCTCTTTAAGAGCTTGATTTTCACCATCTTTTTGTGCTCTTAACTCTAATTCTTGTTGTCTTAGTGCTAATTCTTGTTGTTTTAGTAAAACTAGAGGATCCATAGATTGACTTTGCATGGCTTCAGCCTCTTCTGTAACCATAGTTTCAGTAATTTTAATAATTTGTTCGTTAATTAACGATTCTCTCTTCATTTCTAGTTGTTGTAGCATTTCTGGTGGTATCTCTTGACCAAATTGTTGTTGCATTTTTGCAACTTCTTCTTGTAAAGCCTGCGCCACTACCGCTGTAGCTAACATAGATACGTGTTGATTGATGTGAGATATCAAAGTAACGACAACCATTGGATTATTTCTAATCATTGCAGAACTCATAAATAGTCTATGTGCTTTTATGTGCTGTTCATGGTTTTGTTGAGGAAAAGCGATAGGTGCTTTACCAATTAAAACTAAACTATTTTCCATTGCAGGATCAGTTGGTTGTGGTTGCTCTGGTGGTTTTGGTATTGGAAGTATTTGTTCAATATCTTTTACACCTAATGCAACATACATTCTTCTGTAAGCCTCATACACATTGTGCATCTCAGGATTAGATTGTGCTATTTGTAGTTGTTGTTGTGCAAGTGTCACTCGTTGTGACATAGAAAATATGTTTGGATCTGATACAGGTAAAATATCTATCTGATCAGCAAAATCTGCTTGTTTGATTTCTCTAGGACCACCCGATACATTAAATGGGTAAACTGGTGGTAGTGCTAGTTTGAATATTTTGGCAAGTAATTGAAATTCTTTTTTCTGAGCATAATGTAATCTTTTATGTACAGCAGACATAACTTTTGTACCACGTTCCATAAGAGCCATGGTTGTACCCACGGGTGTCTGCGAACTACCAATTTCTGACAGTTGCATATCTGCAACAGTTGCAAATTGTTTTGCAGCATCCACACAAAAACCGAGAAGTTGCATCAATACACCATCAGGCCCTTTGTAAGGCAATGGCATTAATGCTTCACGAATTGCACCATTAGGTGCATCTACATCTCTAAACTCTCCTGGTTGTAATGGTTGATCATCATCACGTATTCTTAATCCACGTGACTTATATCCTGCTGGTAAATTAGATAGAGTTCCAGCATCTAACAATTGTCTTAACGCAGTTGTAGCAGTTCTTGTCAAACCACCAATCATGTGTATTAAACCAAAACCATAAAACCCTAGTCCGGGTAAAAACTTGTAATGAACAAAATAATGGTTTTTTCTTTTTAGAATATCGTCTTCGTTGTAGTTTCTGTAAATTGATAAAACCTTGTTTGATCTTTTTTCTATTGTTAAAACGTAAGGTAATTTTATTCCACTAGGCTCACCTGATTTTAAATTAATATCTTCAAAACCTTCAAGATCTAAATCAACATGAACTTCATACAGTTCAGTCATATCGTCCATATAATTATCTTGCGAACTAACACCTTCGATGCGATCCATTTTTTCTTGTATCTCTGAATCACTTTCATCATAGGGTAGTATCTCTATGTCACGATAAAATCCTGAAACTTGTTTTTTACGAACATCATTTAAATTCATTTTTAAAACATGTGTAATTCGATCACATGAATCTAAATCAGATGCATCATAAGGAACGATAATATCTTCAGCAGGGACAAACTTAGATGTTGCTCTATTTAGAACTTCGTCAAAATAAACTTTTTTAAAGGCGCTTCCTGATAACGGTAATTGAAATAACATTTGATCCATCTCAGGATTATAATCTTCCATGACATGAGTTATCTCATAGTTCATATAATCTTTGACACGCTCTGCTGCTAATTGCAATTCAGTTGAGTTTGCTCCTACAACTTGTGTTCTTACAGGACCATCGCTAGGTAGCAATTCTACGTATGCCATTGCTTGGAATTGTGTGACCGCTTGAGCTAAGACAGGATGATTGACACTTGCTGCACCTCTAAAAGGTCTTGTGCGCTCTTCATATTTAAAACCTAAAAGGTCTAAACCTTTGGTGTAGGCATGTTCCCATTCTTCACGAGAACTTTTATCTGATTCAATTTTGTCTGATAACTCACTTGCAAGCTCTTGCATATAATCTTCAGGTAAAATCTCTGCAAGGTTTGCCATGAAACCTGAGGCGGCAACTTCCTGCTCTGGATTGACTATAGCAGAACCGTTATCGTCTAGTAATACTTCAGGTTCAGCTTGATTTGTTTCTAAATCTACAATTGTTCCAACTTGTTCAACATCTAAATCACCCCTGTCGTCAGTGACAGCACCTTCACGTTGTGGTGTAGGGACATTAGAATTAAATTTTTCTACCATTAATAATCTCCATAGATATCAGTTATTGAAACTAACCCATCTGATTTGATTTTACCACCATCTTTTTTACGGAATAGGAACATACATTTTTTGTAAGGAAGGGTTATATTCTTCTATAATCAATTGAGGACTAACACTTTCATCAGTTGGAACTAATTCAAAAGTGTCCTCACTAACCTTAACTTTTAATTCTGATTCTTCGTCTACGGGAGCTTTTTTAATCTTGACTGCATAATCCATTGATTGACCAGGAGCTATTTCTTTACGAACTATTACTTCTCCAAAATCATAATCTTTTGCTAGGTTAAGTATTTCATAATTGAAAGCACTTGTATCCTCAGGACCTGTGTTTGGTATAGTGGTATTAGCATCTAAATCTCTGAGTTTGTCATAATCTCCTGATACATTTTTATTTAAAATTCGAAAACCTTGTTGTGGCTGATTAGGGTCTATAATTTCTTCTATTTGTAAATTAGCTTTATTACCCGTATATTTTTTTGCAATGTTTTTTAATTCTTGTACAGAAATCTTATCATAAATAGTTTTAAATTTTTCTGCCGCCGCTCCGTCAACATCTTTATTCCAACGTTGATTAACGATGTCGGCTGGCATAATTGCAACTTTATTAATGCCTCTGCTTTGTGCATCTTGTATAGTTGCTTTAAGCATTAGGTCTATCCAATCAGGTCCTTTACCAAAAGGTATTTGCCCAAAGGATTGCACCTTTCTACCGTTCATAGACAAACCTGGTACATTAGATCCTGATGCTATATCCAAAATTTCTGATGATCTATAGGCATCAGTCACCTGCGTTCCTTGTAACATATCATCAAAGTTTTTTTGTCTATTTAAATCAAAAAGTCTATTAAAAATAACAAGTCCTTGATCTTGTAATTTTTTTATTTGTTCCAAGTAATTCGGATCCACTATACGTCCTCTGTTTTGTGCAAGAATATTATTTATTTGATCTTGTATGGCGTTTAATTGTGAGGTCAAATCTGGTGCTAACTGTTCAAGAAAAGCAGGATCAGCAGGTCTTGTTAAATCAGTGCTTTCTAAAAATCTTAATTTTTCTTCAGGATATTGTGCATTAAGTCTATCTAGTTCTCCTCTAGTATATTCGTCATTGGGATAGTTAGTAAGAGTCTCTTGTAACCTTTGTTTTTTATTTCTAACAGCACTAGCAGTCGCTTTAACTCTTTCTTGTTCTTTTCTTAAATTTGTAATGAGATCAGTTTGTAATTCTTGTATCACGGCAACTTCGTCACCTGTAGCGTTTTTGTAATTAGCTACACGAGTGAAGGCCAAAACGTTTGGATCTTTATCAAAGTGACCTGAGTTAAAAAATGGTTTTTCCTGTCCTGGAACTTCTTTAACGTTTATCACAATGTTTCTATAATCAGTGCCTCCCTTATCAATGTCTGCATTACCCATGTTCTTGTGTTTAGCACTTCCTGTATAGTTTTTGTAATCACCCGATATAGGAAGCATATCTCCAACAGGCGTTTCTGTTTTGACTTTAATTTCAAGATTAGCAATAGGAGATTTTTCATAAACATCTATGAGATTCTCTTTAGTAATTTTCATACCCGGCATGAATTTTTCCGCATCTTCAAGGTAGCCTAGTATGCCAGCACCCTCTAATTCAGATTTTGCAAAACCTTTTGTGCCTTCAAAAAGATTTCTCCAACCTTGAGGTGAATCTATATTAGGAATATTTTTTTCTGATAATGTATCAATGAAGTGTGACTTGAAAGGGAAATCATCCATGTCTACTTTAGTAGTGGCTGGTAATGTACCTGAAGGTGCGTCTGTAACTTTGCCAACAATTTTGTTAGGTGTTGCTACCGCAGGTGCCTCTTTGAAAATTTTAAATAAATTAAACGGATTGAAAGCCATAAGGTTTTCGTCTTGTACTGCTTTTTGAAAGAAATTATCGTCTGTTGCTGGATCGGATGCAAACTGTTGTTGATTAATATTTTGCAACGGATCACCGCCTATGGCCATCTTGACAGGACCACCTTTGTCAAAAGGTCTGGGTATAAATTCATCTCCAAAATTTCCTGTAACCCCTATTTCTTTTGTTTGAAAATCTTTTGGAATTGTTTGACCTTTAATATTTTTACCTGGTCCTTTTCTTTTTGCTATTTCCTTAAAATGCTTTTCAAGAGCATTTACTAAAGTATTTTTACCTGGAGCTTTCTTTTCTCCAATATATTTAATTTCACCACCAATATCTGTAAAATATAAAGTTCCTAGTTTTTTTGCTTTTTTATCTAATTCATCTAATTTTTTTATTTGTTCTTTTGTTATTTTTCCTGTTTCATTCACTTTATTTTTTATTTTTAAAACTTGAGATTCTATTTTTGCATGATGAACATTATTGGTTCTGCTATAACTAAGTCTTGCTGAATCAAGATTAGCCCCCTGTAAAAATCTTGTATCTTTTTTTAAAGGAAAATTATGTGATATTTGAAGTAAATACTCACCTAAATTTTCATTTGCAAATTGTTTTGGATATTTTGATTTATAATCATTAAACATATTTTCAATGGTTCTATTTGCTATATTTTTTTGTTGATCAAGATAAGCCAAGTTATTTAATTCATCTCTATATTCGGATCTCCAATTAGGTTTTTCTTTTTTCATGTACTCAAAAAACTTTTCTGCAACTTCTTCTCTTGTGGCATTAGTTGTTAATCCAAAATCTTTAGGACTTGTACTTCTAAATAAACCATCAAATAATAAATACTCAGATCTATCTTGAGTTCCCGCTCTATTTATTTTTTGAATACCCAGTTCTTCTTGATTTTGTTTTAATAACTTAACAAAAGAAAAATCTTTTGCTCCATCAACGGGGTGGTATTTATCAACTATAAATTTAGATTTATATTCAGGTTTTGAAGAAAAATTTGATTTTACCATATCAACACCTACATCAAAATGATCAGCTACTTCTTTTGGAGTCAAAGAATTTAGATCAGAGTTATTAATATATTCTTGAATCATTTTTTTATTTTCTTGAAAATTTTGTTTTCGAAAAGCATTTTTACTTTTTAAAGTTTTTTCAATTTCTTCTAGAGAAAAATCTAAAAAATTTTCTGGATCAAAATTTACAGTTCTACCTGTACCTTTTTTATAATTTAAAAAATTATTTAAAATTTCTCTAGAGACATTTTCATAATTATCTGCTCCCAAATTAGCTTTAAGTTCACCAGATTTAACTTTTTTCATCGTTTCATTTAAAGCTTTTAAATTCTTTTTTGTTATTTCAAGTTTATATTTTCTATTAGGTCTTTGTGTTTTTATATATTCATCAAATTTATCAATCTTACTTGGAGTTGATGAAGCAAGTCCTGTTCCTTTTTCAGATTCCATCACTACACCTGATGGTGTAAATCCTTGACCACCAAAATAATTTTTAATTTGTTTTACTTCTTTTATATCTGCAGTTGACTTCAATACATCATCAACAGTTTTTAAACCCATGCTTCCTAATTTTTTTATAAGTAGAGGTGGAAATAAAAAATCTAAAGAATCAAGAGGAGATAGCACTATGGCCATACGATCTTGGTCCGTGAGCTGTTGTCCTTGAGCTAACTTATCATAAGCTTTTCTTTGATCTCCA